CGGTTTCTTAGTCCTGATTGTTTCATCAAATCTTTGGAAGGTCTCTCGTGTGGGCATCGAGTCTACCTCTAGGCCAATGGCGTTCAGCCAGTCGTAATAGTTTTCAAATTGGTAATCACCCGAATACTTATCCCGATAAATCTTAAAGAGTTCGGGGTTGGGTATCGGCGCACCATTCGCTTCTGCATACTCACTATACTTCTCTAGTATAGCAGTGTGGACGTTCGCGAGGGACTTTCCGATACGCTTCGGCTGGCCGTCTTTGTCTTTGACAATAGCGTAGTGGAAATCTTGTTTGAAAAGTTCTCGGGCCGTATCCATATCCTCGGGCTTGGTCGGATCAAGGCCATAGTTGAACTTGCCCCAAGCTGGTATCACGGCCGCTTCAAGGAAGGCTTGTGCTTTCTTCGAGTGGTTGGAGCGTGGCACAATCTCGAACCACTTATACTTCTTGAGCCACACTAGAAGTTGCTGTCGGGCATAGGCCGAGGGGATGAAGAAGGCCGTCCGTAGAGCATTAGGCTGTGCTAAGATTTTTTTCATTGTCGTACTTTTTATAAAACTCCAAGAGGTTAGGCACAACCGTCGGGTGGGTGAAGCGCATATCCTCAATAGCATCCTCGAACATTTGGCACTTCATGGCAATCATCGCCCTGTGCCTTCCCTTCATGTCATAGGTATCGAGCAGTCCGCGCCGCACGACCATCCACAGCTTCTTGTCTATCACTTCCTCGTTGTCGGTATGGATGAACTGCATATAACCCATCTTCTGTAGGACGACTGTATAAGCCATGGCCTTACCCAAGTTGAAGTTGAGCATCGCCTTCTTTTTCTCAAAGAGGTTGAAGTAGTAGCACCGCAATATCGCGCTGGCCAGACCAGCCACCTCATGGTACTCAAGCGAGTTTTGTCTGAACCAAGACATATGTTATTCGTGCTGATACTTCTCCTCGCAGATATGGCCTACGATTTCAACCTCACCAGATGAGCCAGAGTGCTTCCACACGACCATCATGCCTCCCCCGACCCAAAAGTAATCCTCGGCTGGCTGGAAGGGCGTGGTGGTAGGGGAACTAGAAATAGAGAGCAGGCCGAAACCCACGTTCTTAATGTCCCAGCCGATAACCCACAGTTGGCCACCAATACTCAAAACATCCCCCTCGTACATCTCTTGGCCGTTCTTGTCTTTGAGACCAATAGCCTGCATGAGAGGCGTTTGCGGAGGGTAGATGGTGTTGAATGGACTGATGCAAGCAGTATCTTTCGGATCTAATCCTTCTGCATAGAAATGGCCCAAAGCACCTGCCAAGACGCGGTACTCGAACTCAGAACCAGTCCACGCCCTAAACTTCACAGGCTTAGTGGGGAACGGCATCTTCCGCAATTCTTTGATAGGATCGGCCATTATATTGCTTCGTTATCTTTCTCGGCCATCTTCTCGTACTCTTTCCAATACTCAGGCCACGTCTCTTTAATTTTCTGCAAATTGATACTGTCTGCTCTGTTAGCAAGTTCGGCCAGTGCCTTCACGAAGCTACCGCCATAGCGTGTCATTGCCTCAACTGTAAGTAAGTCTTGGTCGTCCATATTATTCGTGGAATTGGGTTAGTAAAATTACCCCCCAACCTTTGTTGAATACCCCCACTACTGCCGTGTCGTCGCAGTCTCCATCGTTAGCAACCCAGAGTGGAGTATTCTTTCTCATCACAAACTCTCCACCCTTCCACCCTATATACTCTTTCCCGTCAGCTTCTTTAAGCATCGCCAAGAACTCACTCAAGGTCGGCGGCTTTGGTTCAAACGTAGAGCCATCCTGTTTGTGGTAGCCAACCATATTTCCATAACCGTTGAAGCTATAGTTGATAGCCAATTGTGCATAATAGCCTCTATAGCTCGATAGGCCAGTAGGTAATGCACTTCCGAAATCGAAAATGATTGTCGGTTCTTCATCATTCTTTTCTTTAGAACTTGCAACTTTTCCCTTCCAATCTTCAAGCATCGGCTCAAGAGCTTTTATCAACTCACCTAATGTCAGTTGTTTTTGTTGTTCCATACTACGCTCTGACGCTTATATCGAAGTCCTCATAAATGCGAACACCAGCTACCTCGCGCACCCCAGCACGCACCATGTTGCGTAGCACTTGTTCGTGCAGGCCCTTCTCCACAGTGGCATTCCAAAAGGAATCCATGAACGCCTTATCCTTCCTCAACTCAGCTAGTTGCAAGACCTCGAACTTCCATACCTTGTTGGCCGTGGCCTTGCCTTTGTCGGTCGCCACAGTCGGTGCCACACGCTCCACGGTCGGCATAGGTGCAGGGTTGAAGTTGCCATTCCTATCTTCCTTTTCTCGCTTCTCACGAGCCAGTCTTTCTTCCTCACGGATGCGCCTATCCTCGTTCATTTTGAAACTGCTCATGGCCATTTTGAGATTGGACTCCATATCCATATAGCTGTTGAGCGAGGGGGCAAAGAGGGCCTCCACCTTCTTCATATCATCGAGAGCCTTCTTGCGTGCATCTTGGAAGGGCTTAGTGAAGAACTCAATCACTTCCTTCATGCGGTTCAAGCGACCCTTCACTTCCACGATGAAGGCCGTGGTCTTGTTGTAATCCTCTTGGGATTTGATCGCGAGAAAGGACTCAGCCTTCTTGCCGAAGGTCTTGATGTCTTTGGAAATCTCCTCCACTTTCTGCTCGGGCAGTATCACCACCTCTGTCTCTTCGGTCTCTTTTTTTGTTTTAGGCATTGCTTATAATCTCATTAGTATTAGGCTCATATTTTAGTAAACCCAGCAAACGAAGTCAAACTAAGAAGTGGGGACAAACCTGTGGAGAAGGGTCTTAAATCTGTTGATAGCTCGGGTCAGGAAGTTGGGCTTGTCGTAGCCGATAACGTCCACCTTGAAGTCTCTCGGCATCACTCGCTTCTTCCCTTTGGCGATTTGAGCGGCAATACTGCGCCTATGGGCCAGTTCATCCCCACTCATCAGCAAGAACTTCTTGCGTCTCTTGCGTTCGTAAGCCCCACGCTTCTCTCGTATCTCTTGGAGTTTAGTTTTCATCTTATTTGAAACTACTCCTATCATAAATAGCCCTATAGCAATCTTGGAAGGCCACTTCTTTGGACAAGCAGATCTCCATTTCTCTGCCGTGTTCCAAATCAGCATAGACCCAAGAGCGTCCGATATTGTTCATTAGTAAGATTACCCCAGCGAAGATGGCCGCCAGCACAATCAATAATTTGAGTATATCCATATATTTTTATAATCTCCTGATAATCCGATTCGTCTCTTTCCCCCCATACGGGTCTAAAATCACGCGCACCCAGTCGCCCACCAACACCGCAATCTTGTTCATTCGCATCTTGCCTGCCACATAACAGACGTATTCTTTGCCCTCATGCTCGACTTTGTACCGAGCGTTGGGAAGCGACTCTATCACTTGTGCTTCAATTTCCATTGTCTTTATTTTATCACTTTACTTCTTTAATAGTCTCAAGCATTTTAACGGCCAACTTCACTGCTCCCGACTTTGGATTGTGGAAAACCCAATCTCCATTATCCAATTTGTAAGCATCTCTCAAGCCTTTTTTATTCTTACGACTTTCAAAATACTCATCAGAACGATTGACTCCTGTTCGAGTATAGATGGGCTTGCCGTTGATGAGAATACTGACCGTTATCATATGAGTAGATATTACTTAAGTTTTGAGTAGATGTTCCTTAACCTCGGCACAAATCTCGGGCGTGATGCCAGTGAGCCAAGAGGTCTTGAAGAAGTTAGGCTGTTGCTCGGGGAGCATATCGTTATTGTCATCGAGAATAGCGTAGCGCACGACTTGGGGATGTCGATCTAGCCACTCCTTGATTTCTCTGCCACGTTCGCAGTATTCAATACTCGTGCCAACTGGTCGCCCCAGCGTTTCCGTCATATCAAACAATTTCACAACTTGGCTCTCCACTTCTTCAATACCATCAGGAGAGTTTCGCCACGAGGACGACAGCACCACCTTCACCCCCGTTTCCATGACCAGCTTCCCCACAAGGAAAGCCATGTACGGGTCAATGCCGATGAAGCCCCGATGCCTTTGCGTTGTCGTAGCACAATTCACCACCCCGTCTATGTCGAGGAAAAGCACCTTGATAGGCTCTACCTCCATTGTCATCACTCGCATTGGTCTGGCTACGACTTCGAGCATTAGGCGATTTCGTCTAATTCCTCAACTATCTTATCCAGCTTCTTTTCTGTAAAAGTCCGCCCACTATAGATTTTCTCCGTACCTAAAGTAGCCACGTCTTTAACAATCTCAACTGGTAGAGTGACCACACTTACGGCCGCCTTGAAGATTTTTCCTAACATAGATTTATATTCTTACTCGTATAATTTCTCATGCGCTTTTACTCCGCCATTCTCAACAGAAACAATCTTTCGGGCCGAGAGTTTCCGCAGATACTCGCGCACCGAGGTTGGCCTGTAGCCAGTGACCTCCATGATGACTTCCTTATCCACCGCCTCGGGATACGCTTCAATAATGACCGAGAAGATTTTCTTCTCGCCTTCGGGCAAGTTGGATAGCCAGAACTCACGGAGTTCCGCACCCATAGGCAGAGGCTTGAGTTTATCGCCAAGAGCCTCACGACCCTCATAAGTAGAGTGGTAGAGTTCGCCAGAACGAGTGATGTACCCTCGGGCCACCAGCTTGCGAAGATATTCTCGTCGGGAGGTGGCTTTGTATTCAGTCAGGACAGCAATATGTTCGGTGGTGATACCTTCCTCCGTGAATTGGGCAATGGCATTTAGGATAGATTCCTCACCCTTACCCATTGGCCCTTCCTCAGTAGAATCATTCTCTTGTATATTACGATTGACAAGAACATTCTCACGCTCAATTCGTGGCTCTATTGCTCGCTTTTGTGACACATTCTCTTGTTTAGGCATGACCACTTTTGCGATAAAGTCAGAACTTTCAACTTTAATATCCTGCCCAGCAATCTTGCCGATTTGAAGCAGTCTCTTATGTAGCTCATTGATGGTGGCCGAGATTGCCCTGTTCTCCTTTCTACCTTGATTCAGTCCCCCTTCAAATCCCTTTTGGTGCGCCTTCTCGATAGCTAGAGCATCCACCTGCATCGTCGTATGACCTCGTTTGGAGACTGCTACTTCCATCTTCAATTCAGTAATTCTTTTCTTGTAGTCGGCCACCGTTCTCAATTCTTCTTCGGCCTGCTTCGGCAAGTCGGTGATGTCTTTGAGGATCTTCTGAATGTTGGCAGGGGTCTTGATAGGCGTTTTGAGTTGGACGTTTGTTATCTCATGGGTGGTCTTGACCTCGCCGACCTTATCTCTCTTGATTCCTTTGTGAGAGAAGGCAGGGCCGAAGGTGTAGAACTCGCCAGCTTCAAGGTCGCGGAGCGAACGGAAATCCTCTTTAGTGGTGAAGCCCAATATCTCGCTGGCACGCTTCATGTCAATGTCTAAGCCAGTACGCCCAATCATGTAGTTGTTGCACTCGGCTACTGCGTCCTTGTGGAGTTTGGAAACTCTTTGAGTAGCGAGGACTCCGCAGAACTTTCGTTTGCGTCCTCGGGTCATCAGGTCAATCACGGCCGAGGAGGATTCCGCACTCGACTTTTCAGGGCAGAACTGGTGCGCCTCATCTACCACTATTAGCGCAGGATGCCAGAGATTCTTTGGAGCATTCACCAGCGAGTCGAGGAAGCGTTTGACGAAGGTGATGCGCTCAGGGTGCTTCAATTCCGAGAGATCGAGGATCGTCGAGACATTCAATTCCAAAAGGCGACGGGCAAGGAGTTCGGCCGTTCTGATGCTGATAGGGATTTCGCCATTCTGTCCGACAAGCAAATAGTCGTACTTCTCGCGAAGCGTCACGAACTCCCCTTCGAGATCTATGACAATCTGCTGTATCTGCCCGTGAGATTGCTCCAAGAGCCTTCTGATGGCCCAAGACTTGCCACCGCCCGAGTTAGCGTTAATGAGCAGACGGCTGACCACCAGTCGCTTCAAATCTATGGCTGTGTCTTTTGAAAGTTTCATATCACCAAAAATATCTTTTAACCGTGAAGTTGCCGATCTCGATGCCTTCGACGATGGCGTAGAGCTTGACCTCGAACTCTTTCAGTTGGGCCATCGTGCGCTTGGTTTGGAAACTGTGTATCAGCTTGGTCGCCTGCGTGCTGGTATCGACCCAATTGACGAAGTGCTTTTTCGCCAGCTTGCCTGTCTTCTTCCACACGGCCCACTGTTGGAGCGTCAGTTGCGGATGCGTGTCGCAGACCTCCTGCGTCCACATCATCTGCCCCGTCTTGTTCTCGATGATGGTGGCCTGCGTGGGCAGGAAGCCATCCAGCGTCACTCGTATCGTCCAGCCATTATCCAGCTTGATCTTGAGTTCGTGTTCACAGTTCTTCTTCGGGTTCGGCAGGACAGGGAACAGAGGCAAGACTTTTTGGAGGAGCGAGACGAGCCGAGAGTTTATCTTGTGTTCCTTGCAGGCCGTCAAGAAGTCGTACTTCCTATCAGCATACGCCTCGGAGAAAATGAGGCCGAACATGAGGGCAGGACTTTTACCTCCTTCCACGCCCAGCACCCACTTCGTGTGGAAGTCGGCAGGATCTTTGGCATAGTCGAGTACCTGACTACCACTCAAGACTTTTGTATTGGGAAACAGAGTCTCTTTTTTATAATCTCGCATACTGCTCTAGGAAGATTTATCTACTTTACCACTAATCAGGGTCTTCATCTCCTTCTTGAACTTGGCGCTATAGAGTGGCGACTTTTGCAACTTCTCATCAATCTCAATCAAGGTGTCAGGGTTAGTGCAATTCTCCACCGTTCTCCTTAGATTGGCTTCGAGGTCGGCTGGCGAGGACGCGATAGGCGGTTCGGCATTGTGGTCGGGCTGATTCATTTCCTCGGCCGAGACCTTGCCAGCATCCATAACGGCCGCCTTTTCTTCCTCAGACATCCCCTTAATCTTGGCAATGTTCTTGGCTACTCTGTCCCACGTATCCCCAGCAATCTCTTTCCAAATGGCGCGGTTCAGGGCGCGAGTTTCGGCCATCATGTTGAGAGTTGTCTGCACTTTCGCCAAACTCACGCTGGCAAAGCTGGCTTCGCCAATCCCTTCAATCTCGTGGCCGTCGTGGAAGACGATAGTGCATTTGCAGATAGAGGCTTCCTCCTTGCTCTTGGACATCTGCAAGAACTCGGTGCGGATAGCTTTGATGCCCTGCTTCCCTTTGCGGAAGTCGTGGAGCAGGAACAGGCGACCGTCTTTGTTGAGGTACGGTTTGTCGCCCTGCATAGTGAAGCCCATTGTCGGCACACCGTAGATGATAGAGACCGAAGCGATAAACTTGTTCACTTGATCGTCGTTGAAGGTCTGTGGCTTGGTCAGCGTATTACCCCAAGCTAAGCGTCTGTTCGACGGTGCGACTGCCACCGCCTTGCTCTCTACCTTCTTTTTCTTTTCTATTGTGATTGCCATTTTGTTGCTTATATTCTCGCCCCTGATAATTTTCTAAATCGGTAATCTCAACAACTTAGAAACGTATGCCCTCAGATGTTTGCCTTTCACGAACCACCGAGAGTTGTAGCCTTTGCCCATGTTCACTCCTTCCAGTTCCTTACTTCGGATGAGGCGGTAGACGCGCCAACGGGCAGGTTGCAGACTGCCATCGACAATCAGACCCATTTTCATAATGTCATCAATGCTATAGAGCTTGTCGCTCTCAAGAGAAATAATCTTCCTCTTAATGTCAGAGACTTTCATATCCTTAGTATATAAACGGAGTAAGCGAAGTCAAGCTAGATTATAGGACAAAACTGTTGAGAGGATGTGGATAACGGAAAAATCATCAAAAAATCTTTTTAAGCCTTATTCCTGCGACAACATTATACAACTTTGTGTCAAGGGTCTGGTTGGTTGAGCGACTTTCTGACACAGTTGCACTCAATCATCCATTTTTAACGGCTCTATTAAGCCACCACAAGTCGTAATTTTATCACACAATTTTTACAAACGCTTGTCAAAATGTTAAAATAGATACAGCGAGGGCAATCAGGCCACCGCTTAACCACAAAACAGATGACCACATTTTTAGTAAAGGTTTCCACAGACATCCCTTATCCCTATGAGTTGGAGTACCGCGTTGTCGCCACTTCCCATCCCACCGCAATGGTCAGAGGTTGCCGAATCTTTAAGAAAGAGCCGAGAGTCAAAGGCAAGAGGATTACCACGCTCCGAGCAGTCGCAGTCAAACTCGTATGAGCGGAAACTACGGAGGGTGGAGACTGGCCGTTTATCAATGGGAAGCTGACGCATACCCCGAGTTCCATAAAGTGAAGATTGAAAAGAGCCGCGCCATGTTCTACCTCAAGAAGTTATCGAGGCATTTCAAGACAAGCTGTCCGACCATCTCATCTATTAACAAAAGAGGTGGTGGCCACTACACACCGAGTTCTTACCGACCGCGCATTGCCTTGCCGCCCAATCCCTCACTCGCTCTTATCTGCCACGAGTACGCGCACCATCTCGACACCATCCGCAATCCCGACACGAAGCAATGGCATGGGAAGTCCTTTAGAAAAGAGTTGAAGAAAGTTTACACCTTCTCGAAAAGATACCTGCCCTCTAAGATTTTGGAAGCAACTCCTTAAGCTCCGTCATACCCTTGTGGATTTTCACATTCACAGCGCGGCCCTCAATTTTTTCTGGTATTGGTCGGCCCTCAAGCACGGCCACCACTTCATTGCGAGTGTTCTCGATAAAGAGGTTGTACTCACTTCTGCGCTTGCGAGAGAGATCATCGTAGTCGTAGCCGTTCATCTGGTACATCGGGTTGTAGCCCAGTTCCCTCTGCCAGTCAGGAAGGATGGAGATGATATGGTTGCCTGAGATCGTCCCTTCCTTGAAGATAGCCACCTTGCCCGTGACTTGCGCTCTCATAGCCATTGCCAGTTCGCCTTCTTCGATGCTGATAAACTCATCCTTCCCGAACCCTGTTTTTACTCTGAAGTATTTCATGCTAGTCCCTTACTATTATTTTTATTGCTAAATTGTTTTCCCTCGGCGATCCGACTGAACCAGTTAAACAATCGGCGTTTGATTTCAAACGTAGATTGTTGTTCCCACCTCTGCTTCTTGCCGGTCTTGCTCGGCTCTGTCCAGTAGAGGACGAACTTTTTGAACTCGCGCTCTACGATCGCTGGATTGATTTTCAAACAAAACTCGGTATAGATGCTCTGGTATACCTTCCCCTCCTCAAAGAACTCTTGATTGATTTCAGTGGGCGTGGGAGAGTGAGCTTGCGAACTCTCCTCCTCTCTCTCACTCTTACCTAACCTAGCCTTACCTAGACTAACCTCGGTATCCACTTTGGATACATTCTGTATACGTTCTGTATACGCCCCATTTTCTTTTGTATCTAAGCCATTTTTTTGGTCTAGGTACTTGGTCTGATGGTAGCGGTCGTTCTGAATGTAGTTGTGGATTTTCCAATGCTTGATGACGACAACTCCGTTGTCGAAGGAGAGGATGAACCGCTTGGCGAGGAGGACTTTCAGGTCATCTTCCCCTGCGCTACACATCCGAATCACCTTCTTGGGATTTCCGACAAAGCCGTCATCATCAGCCCTCATGGAGAGATGGAAATAGAGCAACTGCGAACTCGCTGGCATATCCAAGAACGCATCGGTGTCTACTATTTGAAGACTAAACATTCTTCTCTGTGCCATGCTAGACCATAATCTAGCAGACTCAGCAGGGAAGTGAAATAGAAAATTAGTGCAGAAACCTGTGTACAACAGGTGGATTACTTTGTAAGAAAAGATTTGCCTACACGTCTCTAGCTTTTTGGTGGAAAACCAAGCCTCCTTGTGCAATCGGGGAATTGCTTGTCGAATGCAATTCGGTCGGGATCAAGCACCATTCTCACCACGATTCGGTACTGCGCCTCTCTATCCATTAGTTCGCCAGTCAGTCCGTACTTTTTATTAAAGCCCACAAAGGTCTCGGGTTTGAATTGAAATGCCCCATAGCTCGGCGTGTTGTCTAAGTCATTAGGATTGATGGCCTCGGCTCTGCCATTGCTCTCACACCACTCCAAAGCCCGTATCCAAGTCTCTTGGGCGTGGGTTGGATGCACTATGGCTGGCTTGGGTTCATCTAGGAGAGGCGTGGGTACGCTGGAAGGGGCAAACGTAGGGGTCAGGAGGAAGGGGATGAAGGGCCAGTATATGAAGGGGTTTATCATCTAGCGACAATCGGCGCGTCCACAAAGATTCCGTATGTCCCGTTGCACATTTCGTCTTGCCAATCGGTGATAAAGAATCCTGCCATCGCCGTCTGTTTCTGTAGCTTGTAGCATTCAGCTATCTCGCCTTTATGAATGCCTATACGAATCACAAAGTAAAGACCAAGAACCAAAGCCAAGCAGAGCGCATATATCATCACATCCTCAAAGTACCTTCTCATCTCTATCATTATAGCATTTATAGAAAAGGAAAATCCCTGCCACAAAACAGGGATCTCCTCGGGGTCATGGACAAAAAACCCAAACCCCTCAAACAATGGCAAACAAAATGGGTGATACCGAAGCACCCAACCGATAGGGAAAAGAGGCCCCATCAGTTCCTTAATTATACCCCATAAGTCTAGTTAGACCATTTTCAGGACTTGACGAAAATGGTATGCGTGTGTTATGATACTAAGGCGCACGATAGATAGGGGATTCCCTAGTCGCTTTAGGCGAAACCACTGCGACACTATCGTTCAATATATTGCAATCAAACTCCACACCCTTTCGGGTGTGGTTTAGTTATATCTCTCTCTTTATACAAAGAGGGCCGCCACATACGGACGGCCCTTTGGGATTATGCCCCATCTGACTCTTCAGTTTTGAGCTTCTTGGTGATGGGGACTTCACGTTTGACGCACAACTCGCACTTGAGCCATGGCAGGATGCCGAGTTTCTTCAGAAACAGTTGGTCGTCCCGTGTTGGGCGATGGTGCGAACACATAACGTCCTCCCGAAGGTACTTTCTGGCGTTCATGTTTCGTGCCATGCCACGGTGGGATGGCCACTAGCGGTTTCTCACAGGACTTGCAGTAGCTCTGTCCTGTGTACGTCTGGATGCGAAAGCACCGTGAACAAGCGACTTCGGGTAGCGGTTTATTCATCTGACCTCCTAAAGAACAGCCACTCTCTACTCGCTAGGAGTGGTCTTGGAAACGCCAGCACGGAGAGTGCCTAAGCCCAGTGCGCCCAAGAGAGGGTATACATATTCAGGGACAGGGTAGCCGATAGCCTGTAAACCACCGAGGACGAACACGATGGCCGCCACGATGTAGGTCTTCTTACCCTCAAGATACTTGATGATGTCATTCATAACAATTATTTTATCACGAACTTTTAATAAACGATTTAAGACTTAGTACCACTTGGTTCAGGAAGTATTGGATAGGTGGCAAGTCTTTCGCGATGCCCGTATCCACTTCCGTAGTGAACCACTGCTCGAAGTCGAAGACTTCGCGCGGATTGACCAATACACCGTTAATCCATGTGCCGAGGTGCAGATGTGCGCCATTGTGGACAGCGAAGTAGCTTGGCTTGGGCGAGACGAGGCCCGAGTTGCCCATGTAGCCAAGAGGGTCGCCCTTCTTGAAGGTGTCCTTGCCTTCCACGACTTCCGAGCAATGCCAGCAGAGAACGTAGATGAGTCCCCTTTCATCTTTCCATTGAATCTCGATGCCATTACCCTTCGTGTTTAGAGCCTCATGCGCCCACCACAGCTTCGTCAGAGAGGCGTTAGGCACAGGGCAGACCAGCTTCGTGCCGTAAGTGTCCACCGAGCGATTCTTGCCGCCCGTGATAACGATGTCTGTACCGTTGTGGCCCGTATTATCTAAATTGACCCCGTTGGCTTTGTACCATGCGTCGTTGGTGTGATTGCCGAACTCTTGAGTGACAGTGGGTCGGCGGCCGCGCACTACTTCGATAGGGAGTGGATATTTCATGTGCGTCGGTCTAATGAGTTTTTGCAAAGCATATCCGTAGAGGTTTTAATAGCCCTCGTCGCTTCTTTTATAGCTTCACTGGAAGCGATGATCGCCACGGTGGATTCCACCACCAGCTTGCTCATCTTATCATTGTGGTCAGTCACGAACTTGCCGAAGGCTTCATCCCGAGTATCAATTCTCTTATCTGCTCTAGCGAGATATTCTCGAAGTATATAAAGGGTCGCCACGGCGATAGTGCCGCTCACACCAAGTTGTAAAATGACTTGTTGAATTGCGCTTAGAGATGCTGGGTCAGTGGCTTGCATATGTATTCATTATAAACTGTCGCGCTTACTAAGAATACCTATACTCGCTTAAATTATAACTTTATATTACCACCCTTTTTACTCGTCTGAAAAGATGAGTAAAGGCTGGGGGACAGTGGCATTAACAACATTCGCCGCAGGGGCAAAAGAAAGAATAACTTTAACCTGTATTCTATTTCCACAACCAGTTACAGCAATAGATTGAGAACCTGTGCCTACTACACCATTTGTGTCAGTCTGTCCGGGGTTTTGGGTATTGATGAGAACCGCAGGGCTTGTTGCGGTGCTACAACTTCCCGCATCCACGCCAATTTGCGACATAAGAAGCCAAGAATTAGAAGCTACTACGGTTGTAGACATTGAGAAGTTATTCGAGGTAGCATCTCCTGCGTTAGTTACGATGGAATCAGGAATACCACTTTGAGATGCTCCCGTATAAGAGACCGCCGCCCAAGTTGTACTTAAAGAAGCATTGAATGTAGTAACGATATTATTTGTTCCAGAGGTCGGAGCGGCTAAATGCATCATCCAGCCATATTTACCTTCAAGATAGTCAGACCAAGCTGGGGTAGTCGTAGACATCAGCACCCCATTATATTTCGCGGTACTAAGATTTGTAGCATCAGTGCTTCGCACGAAGCCATAAAGAAAAAGTACGCCGTTTGACCCTGCACTCATTGTATGCGCCCAAGTTTGAGAAGTGGCAATAGTGACACCGCTAGTTGAGGTAGCGTCCCGAGCAATAGCGGCACTGGCCGTTGGAGTTAAGATTTCAACAGGGCTAAGGAACTCAGTCTTTGTGGGGTTGTTTTTAGTTCCATTAACTAAACCCATTGATTCGTATACTGCGTCTGAGATTTGAACTACGAGAGGGGTGCCATCGGATTGTATAAAGATAGATGCACAGATGTAGCCATTGCCGTCATCGTCTCTGAAAGAGCTTGGATGGTCGTTAAATTGAACAGAGGCGTCTTTGGGAGTGCTGGTGGATGAAACTGTGGTGCTAGTAGGTTTATCAACGAAATGAGAAGCTACATCACAAAAGGAAGTGGCAAGCATCATTGGCTTTGGCACGATAGGAGCAACGCCTATAGATCCAAGTATGGCGATACTGGCTCCTATTTTTTTAAGTTTGCTCTTAGTCGTTACTTTCATATTTATTGAGATGTCTTATGGAGAAACTCTGTTTATATACGCGGTGGGGTTGATGCCAGTAGCGGTGGTTGAGGCAGGGCCGATAACCCAATAGGCTTGCGTGTCTGGTGGGATAGAGAAGTTGATAGCCACTTGGCGTTGGTTATTGTCGCAGAAGAAGGTGGAGGAGAAAGTATCCCCTGCACGGAAGCGCAGGAGGAAGCCGCCCGTGGTGGTCGCGAAGCAATTTACGCTACGAACAATTCTGCTTTCAGCAAATCGCCCGAATGGGAACGTGGAAGTGCCAGCCCCGAAACCTCTATTCTCAATGAAGGAAGCCGTCGTGGAAGAAATGGTTAGAGAAACTGAGGTGGTGGCATTTATGTAATTAGCCCCAGCCGTGAGATTACCTGTGAAGTTGATGTTTGTTGAGGTAGCACTTTGAGAAGTGAAGTTTTGGAGGGTGGTAGAACTATTAAACAATCCTGTTCCTGCCGTGATGCCTGCGTCTGCACTATCGTCAGCGAGACGGAAGGCAAGTAGGGTCGTACTTCTCTTGATGGATGGGAAGGATGAAGTCGTGCCTCCAAACTGCAAGCGAGTGAAGTCGTTGGATGCGTTGTTGATGAGTTCAAGGACTCCATCGGAAGGTGCGGCAATTCTGGTGGAACTGGTGAAGTGGACATGGTTCAATGTCCCTGCTACGATGTTTGCCCCCGTGACATCTCCGTTAAATGTTCCGTTGCCGAAGCTATCTACTCCGAACTGTTTGACCCCAGCTTTTTGGAAGTTGAAGTAATCTCCTGCAAAAGACGAATAGAGATTGGTGCCGATGATAGTCCCTCCTGCGCTTCCCGAAGTCAGTCCCAAGCCTCCGATAAGAAAGGCAATCGGAGTTGATGCCTCAGCGAAGGTAGAAGTAGCAAGGGTCAGTATGGCAGTAGGGGTAGTCGTCCCGATGCCAACCTTGCTACCAAAGAGTCCCGTGGTGGCATTAAAGGTTTGCAGTGTGCTAGATCCCAAAGCCAGTAAGTTTAGAGTCGTTAATTTCAAGGGGAAAGCCGCATTGCCATCCTTATCCAAACTGAGAGCATTCACGGTAGAAGTCGCTAGAGAGGTCGGGGAACTGGTGGCGATATACAGTGCGCCACTTTGACTTCTGAAAGTCCAATGATTCGAGGCTAGAGAACCGTCAGCAAGGCCGAGTTGAGGGCCAGTTGAAGAAGAAATGGTCAATTGCTGGGCTGGGGTAGTAGTCCCGATGCCAACCTTATTGCCATTGGTTAGAAAGAGGGTGGTAGAAGCCGTGGAATCTAGCACGCTATAGTCAGGCTGGCTTCTAAATCCAAGCCCATTTTTACCTCGATAAGTGAGGAGAGAATCTAAAGCACCAGCACCTGTATCTCCACCCCATAGAGTGATATGGCCTGCGTGAGTGCTTTGTGCGGCTCCCAACACTTGAATATGACCATAACCATTGACCACAAACGGAGCGACGCGCAGACCTCCATCCGAGGTGGTGACCGTTGAGGTGGTCGTGCCAAAGCCCCAAAGTTCATCGGTATTACCGAAGTTCACTGAGTCTTGCCCTCCGTCTGTACCAACTCTAAAGCTGGTTAAGACATTCAGACTTGTACTGGTGGCTTTCACTGTGAAAAGGCTACTGATGGTGGAAGAAGCCGATGAGTAGAAGCCCCCTAAGAAACTCATTACGGTGGTCGTACCTTGTGAAGTGTCAGTCTGCTTAGTGAAAGGCCAAGAGAATGTACCAATCGAAGGCCACGATGAGCGACAGTCAGTTGAGATACAAAGTACCTTCCCTGATAGGGCGGTTGTGGAAGCTAGAGGAAAGATGCTCACTAAGTTGGTAGTCGAGGCGATGAACATCTGCGCCACAAAACTCTGTTCTGTTCCATTCACTTTCGCAGGGAAAACCCAGCCTTGGGTGGTTGAGGTAGCAGTAACGGGGACGGTAAAGACGGCCGAGGCGACAGATGGTAGTAAGATAAGGATCCCTAAGACCAGCGTGAGTAGTTTTTTCATGGATTTATTATAGACCAAATACATCAAATGTTGGAGCGACGGCCAACACGCAGGTGGTCGTGCCAGTCCAATTGACCGTGCCATCGCTGGCCACCTTCTGCTTGGCTACTCCATCTACGAAGATGATGCTGGGTGCAATGGTAAAAACGAAAGAAGCATTCACCCCATCCACCGTTCCCGTTGGAGCCAGCCTTCCTGCCATCGCTGATTTGAGATCAGAGAAGGTAATCTTCTTAGTGGTAGTGGTGCTAATATCCACAATCACGAACAAGTCCGTGCTGATGGGTGTGGTATAGGCTGTCAGTTCTGAGATTTTTGCGTCTGCCATTTTAGTTGTCGAATCTAATCAATGGGATTCTATCACTTGCCGTCAGCGCAGTCGGGTCAAAGGTGGACGGCGGAGTTCCTGCCGAGACTGCCACATAGCCTGCAAATCTAGGTTCGGAAGAAACGGTGTTAGCCAATGTTGTTGATACTCCACCAGTCGCCAGTGTCCAACCCCACAGGTCTACGAAAACGGTACTAATTCCAACCACACAGAGATAATAGTAACCGCGAGGGATAGTGATTGGCGCACCTAGAGAGATGGTCTTAAGCCCCGTAGAACTTATCGTGGCACTTACTTGGTCTATGATTTTGGTCTGCCCATCTTCGCTGTACATGGCAATTTTGAAAGTGCCAGCCACACTGACAAGTTGGACGACGAACGATAGTTTATTAACCGTGATATGGGCTGGGAAGAAAACCCGACCACAAACCATATTGGTATTGCTGGAAATCTCCAACTGATCTTGGCCGTCGTTCGCGCCGTGAAAAACGAGCGGATAATCCGACACAGGAACAATGCTCTTGGCTTCTGGGAAATCTGATGGTGCAATTACTTGTCCTGTTCCGATAGTCATATTTTTATGATGATGAGGCTGTTATCGTATATTCTACCAAAGTATCTTCGCCTGCGGACTTGGTGTGGTTGGGAGTAATGAGACTACGGGCAAAAAGTTTCTCATTACTTCGATTGACGAAAAGACCAAACTCCTTATAAGTCCCGTCAGCCAATTCGCTGTCAGTGATGAAGAACTCGATGACCGCATTGTCAGTATTGGCCGTCGCTCTGGCTACGGGAATGCCCGAGAGAACCGAGACATCGAGACTTGTATCATTTACAGACGGAGCGGTATTGCCAGTTCCAATCGAAGCTGATGAGACGACCAAATCTATAGCCGTATCATCCGTAAGATGTCTGATGAGGATATTCAATCCCCTTGTGGCGTTGATGACCACGATGTTGTGCATCCAACCACTCGTGCGAAGGGGAGTTGGCCGAGGCTGGGATTGGTCTTTGAGCCACGCTTGGTACTCCCCAGTTTTGAATGAAAGCAGTCTGTATTTTCCGCTTAGACCGAACTTGGAGATTGATTTCATGTTTTTATAATATCACTTAAGACCATACTGACATATTCCACTTGTCAGTTCCCCAAACATAAGGGTCGCCATCGACCGTGATGTCAGTCACTTCGGCCGTGACCGAGAAGTTGGTTGAGACTTGCTCGAAGGCGAGAATCTGGCCTGACTCGCCTTCTTTGAGTTCGTCGTCCGTGAGGAGGCCCTGCAAGACACTCACGATACCCTGTGTTCTCACTGAGGCAAACTGCACTTCGTAGATGGCTCTATCTACCGCTTGGATTTTCATGTTCACTCTTTCAATCAGGTAGAAGTCATCCACACTTCGCACGTCCGATTGAATGTTGATAATCTGTCCTGCACGCAGACCATCCGTATAGGTCTTGAAGCTACCCTCAACCATAGGCGCGGCATAGGCATCGAGTTGGGCCGAGGCCAGCGCAATAGCCTCATCTCTAGTCCTGACGGTCGTATCCTTCTTGGTGTATTGGTATTCGCCATAGAGGGAGATAGAGGTCGAGTCCTGCAGTTGGACAATGAGGGGAAAGAGGGGGATCCCCGAAGTCATCACGCTCTGCGTTGAGTTCAGCGTATCAATGAAGCGCAGATACTTTTGGTTGAAGTCCCATGCCACCGACATATCTTCGTCGGCTGTGAGGAAGTCTATGCCTACCGTAACCGAACTGCCGTTCAGGTAGACCGTCGGCACATGGGCATATTTGTTGGCCAGAGGGAAGGCTCTTTGATTCTCTACCGCATTGTAGATTTCCACTCGGGTCGTACCCTCAATCTCTGCTCCTTCGAGCAGAACGACGTTTCTGATTTGATTCAAGTCCTCGGTCACTTCGAGCGAGTCATAGAGGAAGTTTCCGTTATCGTCAGTAATGGAGAAGGGCGCGACTTCGCTATTCTTGGCGAAGAAATGGATGTCTTTGTCGTAGTCGATGTACCAGTAGTAATTCAACAGTTGGGCTATCTTGTCAATGCACTGGCGGACTGTCAGTCGGTTGAAGCCGATAGAGGAAATATCTATCGGAGCATTCACGTTGTTGCCAGTGAAGGTCTCATCGGCCACCTCATTAAGCTGGGTGATGAGGTCGGCAATGATGACATCAGCCGTACTATCTTCGTATCTCTCAGTGATGAGCGCGCGGTTGAGGAGGAAGGTGTAGTCCGAACATTCAACGTGCCAGATCACATTTCTATCCCCTCTCGTTGTGGTCTTGAGAGAAGTGATGATGCCTCCGAATACTTTTTCCGCACTAAGCCACAACTCAATATCATTCCCCACAGCCAGAGAAGTTCCATCGAGAAGCGTAGCTTCAAGGATTATCCCATCTCCGTTCTCTTGGAGAAGACTATAGCCGTTTTCTTGGAGCAAAAACTCGGAAGGGAAACTTTCAATGACATCAAAGTTTAATGAATCCTCTCGGTCATTGATGATGTTCGACTTGAATATCGAATCTGCATCTACAAGAGAAGTGCGGTCATGCCCATTGATAAGTAGTTCGACATTCACTTTAGGCTAGTTTAAGTGGTAGCGATTTGATAATCATATTGCCGATTTTCTCGGCGGCTTCCCTGTCTGACATAAAGGTGTTGCCTGTGATAGTAATACTGAGACCACCGCCGAAGCCACCCATCTTGCTCAGAGGCACGATAGCTTCTGGCCCAGCTTCACCGACTAGACCGAGAGTTGGCCGTGTCACGATACCGCCGTCTGCGAATGGGATGATGTTCTTGATGCTGTTGGTGATCCCGCTCCCCACCTTGCTGGCCACACTCGATACGCTTTCCTTGACTCTTGAGAGTGCTGAAACTACTTTATTGATCCAGTCCATAAGCGGTTGTAGAGTGTTGGCGATAATCCAGTCCACAGTCTCCTTGAAGATGGCTTTGAGGGCCGTCCAACCTTCTATAAAAGCAGTCCTTATCTCACCCCATTTTATAATGAGATACGTTATGGCGGCCGAGAGAGCGACGATAGCAACGATGATAAGTCCCACTGGCCCAGCTAGGAGGACGAATCCTGCGATGACGGTTGGGAGAATCAAGCCAATAGTACCTATGAGTGCCACTAATCCAGTGAGGGCGGCGGCGGCCAGAATGATGGCAGTAGTAAGTTTAGGATGCTCTGCCGCAAATGCCTGAACTTTGGCGGTGGCTTCAATCAACCACTCAACGAGGGGTTTGAGTTGGGGGACGATTTGAGTACCGATTGACCTCATCGTCTTCTCTATTGCATCCTGTAAGTTCGAGAGCATACCACCGAGAGTAGCGGATTGTTTAAGCATCAGATCATTAAACTTACCACCCTCTGTAGTCATCCCTTGAAGTGCTTTCTGAACCTGTTCAAAGGTCACTTCTCCGTTAGAGATAGCTTCCTGCATTTGAGCGGCCGTGACGGTCGTACGCGCAAAGGTTTCAGCTACACCCTGATTCGTAATATTGGCTTTGCTTATTGCCTGCTGATAGTTCTCGACAGCATTTCTTAAAGACATCATGGTTGAAGCCTTTTGCTTTCCTTTTTTCTCTGCCTCGGCCAGTCTCACTTTGGCGATAGCAAGTTTGTCATTCAATTCTTTTATATCTATATGTGTTGCCTTGACTGCCTTGCCCGTTGAAGTCATTGCACCGCCCATCTTATTGGCTTGGTCTACAAGAGCTTGTAAAAGGGGGACACCAGATTCCGTGAATTGGCGCAGTTCCATACCAGTCAAGTGAGTGGCGGCCTTAACCTGACCGAAGGCAAGAATGAGATTCGGCAATTTATCCATACCGACACCTGATGAAATATCACCAAGAGTCTTGAGGGTGGGGATAATATCCTCAACCGAGACTCCATAGGCCAAGAGTTGTTTGGTGGCAGTCTCAACTTGAGTGAGTTGGAAAGGGGTTTTTGAGGCAAAATCTGTCAGTTGCCCAAGCAGGATTTTAGCCTTCTCAGCAGAACCCACCATTGTTTCAAAGGCAATGGTCGTCTGCTCAAAATCAATACCAGCTTTAACCGCACCCATAATACCAGCCGTGATTCCTGCGAACGCCGCACCACTAGCGACAGTTAATGCCCCGAAACCACGAGACATCCCCTGTAGTTTCTTCTCCATATTCTGCATTTGAGAAGAAGCCCTGTCTTCGAGCGAAGCGATAAACTTGAGATCGAATTGCTGAGCCATAATTTGATTTTATTATAGCACCAAGACAAATCAGCGACTCTTTCGTTTCGCTTTCTCTTGCTCTTGTTTTTGCTGGTGAGCGTCAATTTCCAATTGGGCTTTGAGTAGCTCAATGACGTGGATTGGCTGTGAGAGATATTGGTCGTACGTCCAGCCCATCTCCCTCATAATGCTCACTACCATCATCTCAGGAGTCAGGCGACCAACCTTGTAATACCTGACCGAGTTCTGACGGGCTTCTAAAAAGAATCCCCAGCGACAATCTTATCTACCTCTAGAGCGATTTCTCTATAATCCTTGGCAGGTAGGTCAAGGACGATTTCAAGAATAGAATCTGTCTTGCCATCCACGGAGATAACCACCTTCTCAATGGCACGGTGGAGCGATTGGGTCTTGGCATCACCAGCGTTCATCTCCCCAGCCAACTTCCCTTTCTCGCTGAAAGCAATCTTGAGATCGAGCATTGGCTGTTCGATGTACTCGATGTCTCTGCCCGTGAGCAACTGCTTAAGCACAACAGTCTTGCCACTGGTAGTCTGAATTGTTTTATTTTCCATAAGTGTCCTAAATTACCTGTTAATCGAAGCCTCTATGCGTATGTGGACTTCTCGTTCTTGACGCTGATGTTGATAGGGTAGTTGGCAGTCTCTGCGATGAACTCAATGGTCTGTTCCTCAAGATCGTCAATCGGCCTATCCTGCTTGTAGCCCTGAATCCTGATGCGCGGAACGTAGATGACAATTTCGCCAGTGGTGGCCGATTCGTTAAAGACGATAGCGAGAGAATACTTGGTGAGAGAACTGAACGCTGTCTTGTAGGTCTCATCTTCGAGAAGGAGGCGCATACTGCCGTTGCATTCAAAGCCCTTGGAAACAATCCTGTCGATGTCGTTATCATTCGGAGCGTAGATAGCTTCAAGATTGTTTTTGAGGGAGATAGAACATTCACGGAGAGCAAGGGTAGTCGAAGCCGCACCGTTCGTGCCGAGGTAAACCTTGGCATCCTTGAAGGTGTAGAGAGGGGGAGTGTCAGTAGTGTAGACACCAGTTTCTACCAGAGCCGTAGGTCGCACGGTTGGGTAAGCCGAGAGAACTTGAGCCGTGAGAGTAGCGACATCTTCGGAGAACTCAAGGTCAAGCTGGTCAATACCTGCGAAAGAGAAATCCACCTTATCAGTCCCTCTATCCACATAGAAGTTGATGCTGGTGATTTCGTTGGCCGACTTGCGAGTGAAGAAGTGGCGATAGAGACCGTTGCCAAGAGAAGTGATGGAGGATGTACCAAGCGCACCAGCAAAGAGGATAGGTGCTTGCTCAGGGTCGAGTACCATTTTGATATTGCCCTCGCCCCACTTCTTGCCGACGACCGACATATTGCCTTCTGTATCACGCACGCCTCTAGCAGAATTATCTGCAATCGGCTCGTGCATTTCTTGAAGAGTATTTTCGAGAAAGGGCAGATAGACTTTGGATTGTGCGGAATTGCCAGACGTGACAACGACCGCCGCTCCTAGTGTTCCTCTGCGTCCAGTGTATACTGTCATGTTTTTATTATACTACGGTATTAAAGGTTCTTGCGCCCACGTCGCATCTCGCGGTGTTTATAACCTCCGTCTCTCTCGCCAGTTTCGCTTTCTTCAACCTTTACAAAGTTGCCAGTCATTACCAGACTCTCGCCCTGCTCATTGCCAACTTCTCTCACATCACCACGCTCGAAAGATAGACCGAGTTGGGGAATGACACAATGAGTTGTTGCTCTTATTTTCATATTAGGATGATCTCGTGATTGTCTCTATTGTCTCAACCATTAGCGTTATAGTCAATTGGATACGAGTGGCCCCCTGTACATATTCCTTCTCGGTGCGGATAGGGCGCATCTTAAGCACCGTGCCTGTGTTGAGGTTGTTATTGGCGCGGAACTTCTCACTGATAGTATAGGCCCTGTCTCGGGTCGTTTCCTCGGCGTTCGCTCGGCCCTTGATGTCCTCAAACTTCTCTTGGATCAGGCGAATCCTGAACTCGTAGGTCACACGGTCAGACTGGTTGTTGAGGATTTCCGATTCATCCCCGACATACTCCACCCAAGCGTAGGGGTAGCCAGTTGGCTGATCGGTCGGATACTCAAGCACTTCCTCAATTTCGTCTACTAGGACTAGGTAGGCTTTGATGGCATCGAAGATCGTTTCAATCATTTGGATATATTATACCCCTCTACTTAAAAATCTGTTCCATTGCCTCACCGAACCAACGCTGAATAGCGGTACTCAATGAGCCGACCGCATCTCTCATAAACGGCCGACCCTTCATAAAGCGAGTGCCTTCGTGGACGAAGATGGCATACTTCACACCGCTATCCACTTCTCCTTCGGTTGGCGTTTCTTTGACGACGTGGACAGATGTTCTCAACCTGCCCGTATCCACAGGTGCGCGTCTCTGAGTCTCAGCTTTCACAGCCCGAACCGTTTTGGAAATAGCTGTGGCGAAAGCTCCTTTGGCTTTCTCGGGATACTTCCTCAATGCTTCTCGTGCTTCGTCTAAGCCCTCTACTTTGATGACGAAGTTAGACATTTATATCTCTGTCGTTAAAGTTCTTAAAGTCTTCACAAAAAATCTTGAAATCACTTTCATACTGTCTTTCTTTCTATAAATCCCCAAACTTTCTTTAGTAGATTAAGAAGCAATATCATTTTGCTTGTCTGATCCTAGTCTCGGTGTGCTTCTTGCCCTCGAAGTTGTATTGCTCGATACCAACCACAAGGTAGACGGTACTTCCATCAGTCACCTTATCCTCATGGTGAATATCGACATAGTTAGAGAACATCAGGAAATCTTTGCCAGCCGAGCCATCTAGGTTCTCAATAGTGGTGTCATCAAGCGGTTGGATTTGGCACAAGAGTTCACTGATGACAATGGCGTATCTCTCAGTGTCGGCCGACTGCGCCGCTACGAGGCGCGAGACACTGACCGTTTTATCGTAATGGGCATCCATTAGACAATAGAGTTCCGCTTATAACTTTCGATAATGCCGAGAGCCTGTTTGTAAGAACCTAGCTGGGCCTCGTTTCTGTAAGCCACTTGATAGCGTCCCATTGTTAGAGAGGTCTGTTGGCCCTGATGTCGGTGCGAGTATTGGAGAATGCCAGCGACCAGCACGGTGCAGGCAAACTTGATGTCATCAGGACAAGCGATCGAGTATCCCCACTTGGCCGTGACACGGATATTCTGCCGACCGATTTTTAGCTGAGTCGTCGCACCCTCGTCCACAAAGAGCCGTACCTTCGGAGTTCTGTTGGCTGGATAGGTGAGCCATTTATCACTTGAGATTTCGACAAACGTATCATCAATCGCACCTTTCGTTTCCAGTTTGGTCACGCTCACCGCTTCATCAATAGAGAGTTCATTAGGAGCGAAGGTGTAGCGTCCAACTTCCCCACTGTCACCGCCCTCAACTTCAAAGAGGCGCACGGAAGCAACCGTATCAGCGACGAACTGACGGCCCGTCTCGCTCTCGATAAAAGCGGTCATCTGCTCGATGTAAAGCGTCATCTGCACGCTAAACGAATTGTTAATATCCGCGATCGTTGCTTGGAACGCATCGGAGAGAAATAATTCGACTGTTGAGCTATCGGTGTATTGTCTAGTCATGAGGATATTTAGTCCCTATTATACACCTCTCTAAATATCTAGTGATAGCTTTCCTGTGGGGGTAAGCCGAAATCGAAGGAGGATTTCATCACGGCATGGAACTTATCCTCGACCGAGAGCATCATCTCCTCGTCGTTCAATTCGTTGAAGAATCTCTGCACTTCCTTGCGTAGTCGCCAGTTGATAGCCAAGAGCCACACCGCTTGTCTGAACACCTTCCACTGCGTCTTGAGTCTCGGATCAGATTCCCTTTCGAGCATGATGCCGAACATCTTGCGGAGTTCTTTGACAGGGGACTTGGCGATTTCTTTAGCCTGCCCGTTATATTTGAAAAGCCACTGGAAGCGATAGCGGTATGCGTCATCGAACTCTAGGAGAGCCGAGACAGATTCCAAGACGCTAATGCGCGTGCGGAAACTCTCGAACCGAGCAATGTTGGCACGCTTCTCATCCCCAGTCGTAGGCTTCGGCATCTCCTCATAAGTCATGTAGCCATCTTCTCTCAATTGCTTCATCAGCACGCGCCGTATTTCTCTCACAGGCTGACAGTAGCGTTCATCTTTGAACAAGTGCTTCTCCATGCCCTGTGCGAAGCCTTGCACGAGCGCACTACCGAGAGCCATGAACGGTTTAGGAAACAGCACAGCCATCAAGACCACCTTGACCTTGTGCTTGGCCAAGCCTTCGAGCGTCAAACGGAACATCTTCTTGAACATAGTCAAGGCGTGGACAGTTTCGGCAATGGCGAAGCCGCGCATCGGGTAGCGTCTGTGAGTCAGCCAAGCGAAAGTGCCTTGCGTCTCACCGTTCGCTGTCGGAATCTCGGCGGTAGGGAAGTCCACTTTATAGACAGCCGCGAACTCTTTGGGATCTTCGGGTTTGTTCGAGAGAACAGCCGCACCGTTTGGATTCTTGCCATCGAGGGCTGGCTTCTGTCCTGCGAGAAAGCCGAGGCCCGACTTCCTGACCTTGATAGCGATAGTGTTCAGCTTGTAGAGCAACTCAACCGTAGCCAAAGCGTGTTCGGCTTGTTCTTTTTCAGTGAGAGTGTTCTGTGATGCTTGTGTAGGGCCTGACATATTGCTTGCCTATTTATCTATTTCGTACCCATATTGCTTTACCCGAGCCATCGGGTAAAGGGATATGCTCACGAAAGCTACTCTACTCGGTGTCCTTCGCCTTCGACTTCCTCTTCTTCTTAGGAGCGGTCTCAGTAGATGCAGACTCACTAGATTTTACTCTAGCAAGAGTGTACCCACAAGACGCAAGTTGGATTTCCTTAGCTTGACTCATAAGAATTAGGCGGTCGGAGTAACGTTAGACGGTCGATTCCTTTCGTCATAGAACACACCCAACAAAGCGAAGTCTATGGTCTGAACGGTGGATGCACCGACAGTGACGTTCGCGGAAGCGCGAAGCCATCTGTAGTTCGGTGTCAAATCCATCGCCACGAGAGAGGTCTGACTCTTTGGAGAAAAACTCCCGAGAGTGACCCAACCCGAAGTCGAGGATGCAGACTCTTGGATTTCTACCGTGACAGTAGCCTTTCCTAGAGTTTGTGCGCCATAGTCAGAGCCAAGACCGACAGTGAGCAATGCGTACAACTTTCGGGCTTCACCTGCTGTGTCAACGGCTACGCCTGCGATTGCAGTTTTTGCGGAGCCATGTGATTGAGCAGGGAGAAGCGCGATGGAAGTAACATTGTTCGCGAGGTCTCTAATAGCTGGCATCTAATTAGGTGGTTAGAGTGACGAAGGCATCTTGGAACGCTGGCTGGCCGTCCCTTCGACGAATAGTCCTGATGACCACTTGGTCTTCACGGAACTTGTCGTGGATGGAGGTATCGACTCTCATGCCGCCTCTGTCGCCAATGAAATAGCGAGAGAAGTTGCCGAGAACGATGTCGCCAACAGAGCCGAGCGCAGGAAGCATATTATCGTCTACGACGATAAATGGCTTTCCGAGCAAGGTCTGAGGGTATCCATCTCTAAGGTTTGGCTGGAAGAATAGGTTAGTCGTAGACTCTCTGTCTGCGATCAACAATTGTTCACGGCCTGCCTTAGTGGTGAGCCATACTGCGCCAGCATCATGCTGAGCAGGTAGGGCCTTGTCCATCGCGAACACGTCCAAGTGCTTGATGCGACTTGAGGTGGTACGAGTGACCTGCTTCCTATCTGCGGCATTGATAACGCCGAGTGGCTGACCCACGCCAGTGCCTCTGAGAAAGTCCTTGTCTTCCTTCCAAGCCCATGCCTCTCCGAAGAGAGATACGATGAAGTTTGCGATATTAACCGCAGAGTCTTCCAAAAGCTCGTTAGAGATGACAGTGAGACCAACCGCCTTCTTAGCAGAGAGTGTGATGCGACCGAATCTAGGTGTAGATTCAGTGGCAGTTTCCGCTTCGTCGAGTTCATAGAACAGAACTCCTGCGAAGTGGTCATTGTCCGTAGCGGTGTCTTGGTCTAACTTAGGCCAAGAAACCTTATCGGATGACATCGGCACAACTCTTGCTCTTGGGCGGATTATGCCACCGACGGTGGAATAACGGATGACCTCTGCTTGGAACTCTTCGGGAACGGTAAAGCCACCTGCGGTGTCTGTACCTTCCGACATAGCTTTGAAAGTCGATGGAAGAATGCCCGTCTTCACGAAGGACTTGAAATCTTTCACGAAACTCTCCATTGAAGGAGAAAGTTTAACGAAAGGCTTCATCCTACGCACAAGAACGTCAGTTTCCAAAACCGACTTTTCAGCAGAGACAACATCCTTAGTAGAAGCGATGATGGTCTTTTGGGAAGCCTCAATGCTGTCCTTGATACTATCTGCCAGTTTCCCGATAGATACGTCAAGCAAAGCCTGCGCCCCCTTCAATTCCTCGTCATCGACGTTCTTGTCGATGAGTTCATCCCCCTTCTCCAAAGCTGATTCGTCTTTGAGGTAGATTTCTTTCTCTCCCCTTTTGACTTTAATCATTTTTACTGATTTGCCTTCTTTACATTGATAATGCCTGCTTCGATAGCTTTGACAGCTATTCTTAGAAGTCTTAGCATGGCCTTATTATCAAGACCTTTTTCGACTGAGACAGGGGTTTCGACCGATGTGATGGGTTGCTCCTTAACGTCCACAGGTTTTTTTACCTCAACGTCTCGGATGGCTAACGCAACCGCTTCATCTATCATAGACTTTACCTTACTTGCTGGCACGAAGTCAAAATCACTGTCCACATCTTTCTTGGAAAGATCGGCGACAACTTCTTCAAATTGTTTCACTTCGGTTGTCTCAATAGCCTTCGACATAATAGCTCCAAAACTCTTGCCCTCGTTTCTAGCAGTGATGAGTGCTTGTGGCAAGGCTGGCACACAAACGAATGAGACTTCAAGGAGTTCCTGTTTTTCAAATATCTCATCACCGAAGAAGCCCTTTTCCTCAAGGCCCTTCACTTCTTCTTCTGTAGCGCGGATGTAGTTCTCACCGTTCTCGCCTTCGACATGGCCCTTCTTGCCCTTATCGGCACGCTTGAGAGGGATGAAGCCGACAGACACAGCGTTGATAAACCCATCTTTCACCAGTCCAGCGATTTCTTGGCCGAGCGGAGTGCTGGCGAACTTGCCCTTGACCATCAGCTTGCCATCCTCTGTCCAAATCTTCATCGCCTTGGCGATAGGTGGTAGATAGTTGTCGTGCGCCCAAAGCATGACGGGATTACGCTTGAAGTTCTTCAACTCCCAACCATCCACCTTCACGATGTCACCCATGCGGTCTTTATCCGACGTAGAAGCGATGACTTCAAACTCTCCTTCTTGAAGTGCCTTAACCTCTGCTTCTATGTGTAGAGACTTGTTCATATAAGGTTCGCGATTACTGTAAGTTTATTATAAATCAGAATAAAGGCCACCACACCCACAACTATCTTTATGATTTGGATTGTCCATTCGCCCTTGCTCATATTGTTAGTCATTATAGTACCACGAGAGTTAATCAATCACTTCGATAACGGCGCAACGACAGTTAATAACTTCCTCGGCCGCACCGTTCGGATCGCCAGCATACTTAAGACCGTTGCTGAACTCTTTCTCCAAATCAACAATCTCGCCGTTCAGGTGAGCATGGCTCTCGCGAGTGCGCCCATCGAGAGTCGCCAGCCATTCCTTCTTCTTCACTACGCCCGATTGTTTCATCGAGAGCAGAGCCGCTTCATTGCTTGCACCCAAAACTTCCGTTCTGGCAATACGCTCGACTTGGAATCTCTCAAGACGTTTGTTGAAGATGGCATTCACACGTCGGCCGATTTCAGCAATACCTTCTCCTGCGTCCACACCTTCGACTAGAGCCTCACGAATCAGTTCGGCCGTAGTCGCATTGACGTAATCCGCAAACTTGAAAGCCTTTGCCAAGATAGCTTCAAGTACCTTCTCGTCTACTGTGAAGTTTTTATTCAAACGCTGATCTTGGGCCTCACCGCGCTCCTTGTAGATTTGCATATAGACAGGTTGGGAAGCCTGCTTAAAGAGTTCTTTCTCGACTCCCCAATTCAAGAGCGACTTATCGTGAGGCACTGCTCCACCGCCAAATTGCTCTTTGACCGCCTCGGCCGCTCTCTGCTTCTGATTGCGGAATAGGGAACGGACAAGACGTGAGAACAGCTTCTCGTCTCGGATGAGAGCCTTGTCGTGTTCACCCCAAATCTTTTCTTTCATATCGGCCGTCAGAGCCTTTGGGGTATTGGCACGCACACCCTTCAAGAGCGTGGCCATAGCAGGAGCAACCTCTTTCTTGAATCGTTCAAAGGCTTTATAGATACGCTTGCCCTCGCTGGCTTTGCGGTAGATCCGCTTCTTAAACTCCTTTGTCTTATGCTCCTCGTACTTCTTCTGTGTCATATGGCCGAGTTTCAAGAGAGGGTAGGCAGACTTGGCAGTATCGTCAGCCTTCACATTATCTCCATCAGCAATATCTTTGACGGGAATCATAGTGATAGGAGCATAAATATCCCAGCCGCCCTCAATTGGAGGCAAGCCTTCTTTGTCGCGCACTTCATTCACGGTCATCCAATTGTTCTTGATGGCATTCTCGTATTCTTTCAAGACCAGCTCACGGTTCTCGGGGACAGGGTCATCGTAGTCGATATAGAGATCGATGCCGAAGTCAGGCACAAGGAACTCATTGACCTTCTCGACCATGCGCTTAATCTTCGGCTCGATAACGCCCGACATGAAGGCTTCCAACTGCGATTCCGCTTCGGCACGGTTCATACCCTTGAGGCCCAAGACCGAGCGCGGCACGCCGAACGCTCCGAGGATGTGGTCTACCAATTGCTCGTTCAACTCGTTGAGGCCGAGGTCAGAGAACTTGCGGTTTACTTCCTTAAACTCTAGCTCACCAGTGAAGATGCCGTACTTATTGACCTTATCCAATCCCTGAAAGGTGGCATTCCAAGTCTTCCTAAACTCTTTCTTTTCATCATCGCTGATAGAGGTCTTGGAGAACAAGAGGAAGTCGGGCCGTGCGTTGTTGAGGAAGGTGTTCATCTGCATCCTCGTCAGATACACCGAGGTCTTAATCAACTCCAATGCTGGCTTGATGATAGGCAGGCCGTAGGTTGAAGACTTTGGATTCGGCGTGATGAAGTGAATAACATCTGCCTCTTGGAAGATGAGGTTATCACCGCCCATTGGTCGGTATTCGTAGTAGCGAGTATTGTTGTCGTTGAACTTGACCGTTACCCAATCAGGGCGCAGGATTTCAATTTGCAGAATACTCTTGCCATCTTCCGCACGCACCTTCAACCAGTAAGCATTGCCGAGGAGTTCGAGATGGGTCTGCGTCAGATCAATAGCCTCGAAGCGCGTGAGACGAGGGTTGAACTTGGCCAAGAGGTCAAGGAGGTCGTGGTCGTCAATCTCATCCACATTGTCTTTGCCTTTCAATTTGTAGAGGCGCAATTCGGTCGAGAGCGCAGTTTGCTCGGCAATCTTTCGGACGCAGGCATAGACGACCCAAGAGGCTTCGTAGGCATCGAGGTAGTCACGGCTCGTGGGCTTGGCATTGTCCTCGAAGTAGGACATGAAGGACTGCACGCCAGTCAAAAACGATTTGCTCTCAGCTTTTGGAAAGAATCTCTTGAGAAAGTTTGGCATTACAATAATTATAAGCTACAAGACTTCAAAGGAGAAACGGGGTTTATCACTTTTCAATCCACTGATGCGTGCATTCATCTCAAGAGAGTCGAGAACATCGAGTTGGCAGTTAGGATAGTCGCTCATATGCTCCCATAATACACCACTTCCTTTGAACAAAATCTGCCCTGTGTTGATGGGCGGCTCAAGACTTTCAATGCGGATCTCTTTCTTCTTCGACTGCTCGATGCGCTCGAAGGGGATGTACTTCCCCATCTCCTTACTCTTGCGCTCGATGACTTGGAAGAAATACTTTTGGAACTGCACCGTCTCCACGCCGAAGCGGTTGAAGGTGTACGGCAAGTTCATTATCCTCACGATAGTCTCGTCAGGAGTCAGGTGTTCGCCGATGCTCTCTAGCTCGTAGAATTGACCGTTCTCATCCTTGCCCGTGACCGTGATGCCAACGAGACTGCCCTTCTTGCTTTCACCAAGGGCCAAGTCCACTGCCCCGTATATCTCCTTCATGGTCGGCAGGAACTCGTAGGTCTTAGGCTTGAAGTAGTTGAACTGGCTACCCTCGGGGAACTCAACTTCGTAGTATCGCTTCCAATCACGGCTGGTCGTCTGTGTTTTCTTTTCGTCTAATTCTTCTTGAGTAAAGCGACCCTCCTTCAAGGCTTGCTCTAGTTTGATATGCACCTTCACATACAAATCATCATTGAAGGCATTCTCAAAGACCGACTTCTCAATACAGTTTCCAAGCATCACCAACTTGCGGTAATCCCCTTCTGCCATACGCACCACTTTGGAATACTGCTCCTTACTTCTGATGAGGCCAGCTTCCTCAAGGATAACCACATCCCCTCCTTCACCGACCACCTTCTCGCCTTCCTTACTGACCTGCCTTGCCTCAATCGAAGTTATATAAATCCAACCGCCAGTGGCCCAACGCAAGACGTTCTTCGATGCTTGGATTTGGAGTTTCTTAATATCGTTTACACCTGCGAGATTGATAAGCCCTGCGTATAGCTCGGGATGGTCTGGCAAGTGTTGGAGAATGTACTCCATAATCTTCTTGGCCTTTTCTTCTGAACCACCCACAATCGGAATCTTAAAGTGCTTGATAACAGCTAAATAGATAAGGGCCAAAGCGCACACCTCCGTCTTCCCATATCGGCTCGGTGCAGAACACCACACATAGTGCATCTCCCTTTTAACGATAGCCCCGAACAAATCACACTGGCCGTCGGTCAATTGAAAAGGCTTGCCCTTCTTATCCTTAAAGTAATTAGAGACTATCTCCCGTATTACTTTCTTCTGCCGTGGGGTGGTTTTGAATATCTTCATCTTGTTTTACTTCTATCTCATCGTCGTCCTCATCTAACACTTTATCCAGTTTGGCCGCCAACTCCTTTGCTCCAATGATAGCAATGCCTTCTGTTGGTTCACCGAGTTCAGCCTTAATGATTTCCCAAGCCACTTTGATTTCCTTGTAGTAGGGAAGTTTCTCCACAATGATTGGGACACCTTCTGCATCATAAACTTCTACCCCAAGTTTGTTCCTGACGATTTGGTACTGTGGATCGAGAAACTTCTGCGCTATCTGCAACGCTTTGATTTTCGAGTCCTCCAAATTAGCCATAACTCTCTTAGCTCTTTCTCCCCTAATTTCAGCTAATTTATCTTTGAAGCCGTAGAGGTCTCGGTAGTGAGCAAGCTGATTCCAAGACTTAAAGATGCAATTCTCATCTAGGAGCATCGAGGAGATGTTGCCACTATGCTTGTCGAAGATGGCCAAGAGCATATCCTGTTCCTTTACGGACAACTTTCTATACACAGGAGCTTTGGGCTTCTTGTCCTTTGTAGGGACATCGGCAACCTTACCCTCTTTCTCCTTTATAATCTCTCCGATTTGTTTCGTAGCCATATCATTGCTTCTTAACGAACTTGCCATGCCCGACCACCACCACTCCATCTTTATTGGTGGCCTGAATGTTAAACTCTTTGTATCCATAGGTCGCACACACTTTGCCGATCTCCACAATGAGGCGCATATCGAAGACTGGCGCAGAGGTCTCTTTCAACTGCTCGGGTTGGAAGTAGGGTGAGATTATCAAATTGTCTTTATTGTCGCTCATTGAAGTTGAAATGATTCTTCGGCAACTCTGGCGCATCCACTCGGATAAATAGGGACTTTGGGAAGCGGATGCGTTTCCCCGTCAGGATAGCCACGCGTCTGATTGCCTCGGCCGTACTGCCACCCGAGCCAATGCAAGAGGGGATGTCCTCGGTATTAACCTTGATATTGATTTGGACGACCTCGCCGCGCTCAGCGTCCTGAATCTCTTGGATGTTTAAGACAACATCGTCGGGGTATTTGGTTATGCTCTTAACCATCGTGAGAATGATTTCTTTGATTTCTTCCATCGGGTTGAGGACTCTAGCTCTGTACTCTTTAACATATTTTACACCAAGAATAGCCTTACTCCTAGAGAAGTGAGGGAGAGATTGAGGATAATTATTCTTCGATTGCCTGCATTATCACCCGAACCTTCTTGATTGAAACTCGGTCTTTGTCGTCAAAGAGACTAAGTACCTGCCGAATACGATAAAGGCTTTTAATGTTCAGGCTTAACAAACCGTTTCTCTTTTCTATCCCATGCTCTGAACTTAATTGGTCTAGTCATTTCAATAACTCCTTAAAGAAACTATCTGCATCTTTCCCTTCTGCTAGGTGGGCTTTGAAGCGGTGCCAGTGATGTTCCCACGATTCTTTCCAACCTTGATTTGGCATATCTTCTATTCTTGGATTATCTGCCCCACAACCATCAGCACGAGTATATTTAACCCACCCCATCGCCTTACCGAGTGCCTGCCAGAAGTCTTTATCAACAACAACCTCTTGCCAATGCTCATTAAGTATTGTGATTACTTTTTCTTTTTGTTTTTCATTCATCTCACCCTTCCAGAAATACCCTCCCTCTATTGCTAGTTTTATTGCTTGTTTCATTTCTCTTGCTTGGTTAGGGTTAATCTTTTGTTAATCAATCTTTACCTCCTTACCTTGTTGGGAGAGTTCTTGGTCCATTCCTGCTATAAAGTGTTTGTTTTCTTCTTTCATACTCATTTATATTAAGGTTGATAAAATCTTTGCTAACACTTCTTTCGGGATTCTGGCACTATGTTTCAATAATGTTTCTTTCACACTCCTCTGCCCTTCTTTGAAACCTTGTTCGTAGGCTTCTTTTTCTACAGAGAGGATGAAGGACTTGAGTTGTGGAGATACCTGCTTCAACACATCTTGGATTTCTTCTGCTTCAAGACTACAGGTAATTTCAAGTGGGAACTTTTCCAACCTCTCTTGCCAGTCTTTGGTTGTTGTTGTCATATATTTATTATTGCTTGGTTAGGGTGAGTAATCTTTTGTTAATAATGTCTATGTATTCTGTGCTGACTGAACACCGTGCCACCCTCCCTCTATTGCTTTTTGGATTGCTTGTTTCATTGGTCATGGTCGCAAACCGCTTCTTTGCCTCGGCCTCTATCTTTGGCGCACTTGAGAGAACAATAGGCAGGGATGCCCTCGGCTTCGCATTCCTCGCATTCAAGATAAACGCCACAGCATTCGCACATCACTCCACTCGTCATCATTTCTGCTATTTCTCCCATAGATTTATTTTGGTTCAACAGGGGATTGGCCCGTGATGTTAATAACTAATGAATAATTGAACTTCAAATCCTCGGGCTTCTTCATCACGGACACGCCACCAATGACTGCGGCCGAGCCACCCAATTCCTTGATGTACTTGGCCACCGCTAGATACATAGCTTGGGTTGTGGCATCGCTCGGCTTCTTTGGCTTGCGTTGCTTGGTGGATTTGGTATTAACTTTGCTCATACGATCTTTGCCATGATTAGCTCCACCGCATTGGCAAGTACACTTACCGCTCTTGGCGTGAGAGCATCTATGCTCCCAGCCCTTCGAGTAGACCATCTTCTCTCCAAAGAGCGTGAGCATCTCATTCGGCTTTTGGGGTAAGACGCTTCAACGCTTCCGCTTTCAGTGCCTTGACCGTTTCCGAGTCCTTGCCCTCAATCACCGCGTACTTGGCGATGGCGTTTACGAGACGGAAGTTATCCATCGTGGCGATAATGACCTGCTCGCCCTTTTCATTTGTGTATGTATCCATAGTTTTTGATTATCTAATCATCCGATTGGCTCGGCTCTCCCTTCCAAATTAAGGTCTGTGCGCTCTTTAACTCAGCAACGTCATAACCAGTAATTCAGATTGAAGGGGAGGGCCGAACCAACTCTGACTACCTATAGTCTAGTAAGCCTAGCAAACGAAGTCAAGAGATTTTGTGGACAAAATTGGGGATAAAGCTGTGGATAATCTCTACCCAATTGATAACAATGATGTTGAATAAAGTATGTACCAACACGGCTATTAGAAGCCCTTTGAGGAGATCGGCGAACCGTCTATTTCTAGTCCAATAACTTGAAGCTATCAGGGTGGCCACAACGTGAACATTTACGGCCAGAATAGGCCTCACCCAATTGAACCCTTGACCGTCAGACAACGCCCCCCACTCAAAGAAGAAGGTCTCTATTACAGCCAAAGTCCACGCACTCAACACCGCATATTTCATCAAGTCATACCTGCCAACCTCTTTATTGAGGAAGAAGACGGGTGAGAGTTTGCCTACTTCTTCTATCGAGGCCAAGACAAGGAGCCACCAAATTGCGAAACTCTCTGCTTGGCCCAAAGCAGAACCCAACCAAGTTTGAATCAGGTAGACCGCGAAGAATACCACAACCCCTCCAAGAATGACTTTAACGGCTCTCATACTAGAGGTAAAGCATCTTATCGTTGGCTAATTCAAGACTTTTTTTGTCGGCCAGAATGTGAGACTTGAGTACAGAGAGTCTCTTTCTCAAAGCATACTTGGCATCTTCTTTTGCCACTTCGGTTTGGAACTCTGTCTTGCGGAACTCCTCAATCAGATCATCCATCTGTCTCAACTTCTTCCTATTGGCAACCAACTGAACAATCACAAGGAGCGGAAGCAAGAGGATGAACAGGAAGATGAAAATTGCGATAAACATAATAATCTATGGGTTACTTATAATCTCGGGAGATTCTTTGAAAACTGAATAGGGTGTGGGTTAATTTAGAACATCTGCACCTCCGCCTTCACAAACATTTTCTTCTTCATCTGACGACCGACTTTTGCCGCTACGCCGTCTGAGATTTGCGCTCCATCCGCTACCGAGTAGAAGCGACCAAACTCGGAGTTGTGATAGAACAATTCGCCTTCTTTGAATGAACTCACTGACTCTTTATTCTTCGTGATGTCTCCAAAGAAGTCGAAGCTAAAGTTTAGTTTGTATGTGATGTTGTCTTTGTACATACTAGACGAGTTTAGCTTTCTTCAACTGATACCACACCGCACTTCGAGAACAACCGACCGCCTTTGCGATGGCTCTTTCGCTCTCACCCTCTTGGTGTAGAGTTTTAATTTTTGCGACTTGTTCGCCTGAAAGTTTACGCATGATAGATTTTGTTACCCCTATTCAGTTTTCAAAGAACCTCCTGTCTCTATATTAGTAAACGTAGTAAACGAAGTCAAGGGGTTTCTATGACAGCCTGTGGATAAGAAATAACGGGGTTTTCCTTGAAGAAATCCTCCCCGTAGAGATAGTAATACTTGGTCAGAAAGTCTATATCCAAAGGCTTTATTTGGTAGCCATAGTTCTCGGTCAAGGTTTGGTAGACCAACTTAAGGAGCATCGAGATATTCTCCTCCTTGTAGAGCCAAGCCTCATTTCCAATATGGCAATTCTCGATCTCACCTACTGCGTCAGGATGTTTGAAATTGTGTATCGGAGCAGAGTTCAGGATGCTTTCATTGTGCTTGCCGTCTATGTAGAGGTAGAAGGACGGGCTGATGATATGGTGCAAAGCGTCCCATAAGTTCATCCCACAATAAAAGCAAGCGTGATGGTCGAGCCAGACGACTCTATGT